AATAACGTATGAATATTACCTGTAAACTCTCTAAGGTTATCTATATAATTTAGCTTCCACTTATGTGGACAGGAAGACCATTGAGAAAATTGACTATAACTTATGCGATTCATCTGATCCAATCTGGTTCAATAATTTCATCTACTAATCCAAACTCTAAACATTGTTTTGCATTTAAATAAAAATCTGTTTTTGTATTTTCAGCCCAATACTCTCTGGATTTAGCAGATGCTTCTGATAATATTTTATTAATAGTTTCATGTAATTCTTTTAAATGATCCGAAGATTTGAGAATATCAGAAATCTTACCTTCTTCAAAAATAGAACCTTCGTGAATCATAACTGTAGAATTTTTAGAAATCCTTCTCTTTCCTGTACCACATGCTAAAATAATAGCAGCAGCTGACATTGCTGCTCCATAACAATGTGTATTTACCTCAACTTTACAATTTTGTATATAATCTATAATACCCAACATAGAATATACATCACCACCATAAGAAGTTATTAATAAATTTATTGGTTTATCTGGATTAACATTTTTTAAAAAATTGATTCTAGTAACCACAAACCATACAGTATTAACATCTAAGGAATCTGATAGATAAATAATATTATTCTTAGCATCTACTCCATAATCTAATTCAAATTTACCTCTTTGATATAATAAACTTTCATTCTGTAACTTTAGTTTTGTCTGTTCCATGCTTTCTCCTTAATCTCTTATCTAAATAATATACATATTTATGTTTTGGTTCTCTATCTACAAAAAATACATTTGGGTCTTTAGCTTCCCATCTTCTTCTAATTTCAATACTATAAGGTTTAACAGGTTGACTTAAAGATCGAGAATGGTATTCTTTTCCATCCACCATTAGTATTCTAGACTTACCAGTAGTTCCCAAATATTCAAAATTTGTTGCTTTATAAATCACTCCACTATGTCCATAATGTTGATCGGCAAACGAAACAACAACTTGATAATTAGTATTTTGTTTTAACCACTTAAATGTTTTTGATATGAAATAACTTTCTGTATTTGTTGGTGTATCATCTACACAACACAATCTTCTTAACTCAACACACCTTGAGGGATCATCTGGGTTATATCTCTTTGCCGTATTTGGCATCGAAGGAATTGCATACATAGCAGCTCCTATCATAACTGGCAACCCAAAGTTTCCTTCTCTATATAATCCAAAACATTCTTTTTGTTGTATACCATTTGTACTATGTGAATAATGATTTTTTCTTATAAATGGATCAATAAACCTACGAGGGACTTCTTCAACTGTGAAGTCTGTAACTTTCATCGCAAATTAAGTTTCTTAATTTCCTTTGGATCCACACCATAACTTTCAATTATAGTTAATATATCTTGTTTACCTTGTTCTGATAAATAATACATATCTAAAGCAGATACTGCTTCAACATTACTTATTTCAAAGTGTTTTGCAACAAGATCTATTACCCATTGTTCATGATTCATATTCTTCTTTCCTTTAACATATTTTAAAAATTGATTTCTTCTTGGTAAAATATCTCTATAAACTCGATATAATTCTTTTGGACTTAATGGATATTTTTGAATTTCATTAATTATTTCTATCCAATCACTCTTCATAGATAAAAACCGATTAGTCATATAATTAGACCAACTCTTTATTTCATAATCTGAATAATCCTCAAGCCGCTCCTTCTGGCTCGTCAGTAGATCCTTTGTCCACTCCCACGGGGCTTTCTTCTTTTGTTTCTGTCTTTTTCTTTTTGTAATCTGTTTCATAAAACCCTTTACCTTTAAATATTACTGCTGATTTTGAAATTCTCTTCTTCATTTCAGTATTACAAAAATAACCTTTAGATTCTTTACGACATATTAATGGTGAAGCTTTTAAAGATTGTAATACTTCTTCTTCATTTCCACAAACTGAACAATAATACTCATAAATCGGCACGGAATATTGAATCCTCTTTTGGTTTATCTTCCAAATCTAAACCTGTACCTTCCAAAAACATCTTTGGAACTTTACCACAATTTCCACAACTATACACTTGAACAGGAATAAGTGCTTCTTGGCCAGAAGGTGATATAATTGGTGAAAGTCTTTTAATCACATGCGCTGTAATAAAGAGATAATTACCACAATCATCACACTTTATAGTATCTGCCTTTTTTAAATCAACTTGAACTTCTGCTCTGGGTAGTGGTTTCATGGGTTTTGTTGTCATTTTATAACTCCTTAAATAATCTCATCTATTAAACCATATTTTTTACAATTTTCAGCATCCCACAATAAATCATGTTTTAATATTTCATCTATTTTTCTCATTGGAACTTTTGTATATTCCTTATACACATTCTTAATAGTAGTCATCATTAAATCAAGATTCTGTTTCTCATCTTCAAACTCAGAATACTTTCCCCAAAAGTTTGTTGATAATTGATGAATTAACATATAAGAATGTCTACTCATAAATCTATAACTTCCAACTACTGACATAAATGTAGCGGCACTTGCACAAAATCCATCTACATAAGTATGAACTGGAACTTTACATCTCAGTATTGTATCCATTGATGAAATACCTGCAGTAATTGAACCACCACCTGAATTTATAAGTATTTTTAAGGTCGGTGGATCCATATCTAAATTATATCCAAGTGTCAAACTTTTAGATTCTATCTCACCTATCTTTTTATTTAATTCTGCTGCACTTTCTCTATTCACACCAGCATAATAATAAATCTTGTTTTCATGAACTGCTATATGTTTTTCTGGTTTAGTATTATTTGGTTGTGCACCTTTTTTAACAGATGGTTTCTTTTCACCCCAATGTTTTTCATTCATTATTTTACTACTCCTAATAATTCAATTAACATAGCCATAGCATTGATCTCCTTATCAACTACCTGACTATCACTTAACTCATACTTAGCAATTACTAAAATACATTCAGCAACATGACCTTTTCCATAACTATCTACTTCATCATACAATAATTTAAACAAATCAGCGAAATCTGTAATTTGAGAATCGGCCACTAATTGTCTTATATTTTTAAAAGCACTTTTCTTATCTTGTGTTTTTAGTATTTCTAATAACTTTAATTTATAATCATTTTGAATAACACTCCCCTTATCCAATATTAACTTACCCTTTATAACATTTCGTTGAGCTGAATTTATAACCCTGCGAATATCTGGATAACCACCATTAACTAATAATCCAATATCTGACACTTCATATAAAACATTTTCATTATCTAATATACCTGATAAATGTATTGCTACTTCCTTTTTTGAAGGTGGTATAATTTGAAATGATTGACATCTACTTTGTATTGGATCAATTATGCGCTCGACATAGTTACAAGTTAAAATAAACCTACAATGTTTACTGAAGGTTTCCATTAAATTCCGTAATGCCGCTTGTGCATTAGGAGTTATATAATCACATTCATCGAGCGCAATTATTTTATAATCTTTAAATCCTACAGAAGATGCAAAATTCTTTATTTTTGTTCTGACAGTATCTACATTATTTTCATCACTCGCATTAATATATAAATAATCACAATCTATATTATTCATCAATATTTTTGCGAGAGTGGTCTTACCTGTACCAGCCTTTCCATGCAATAAAAGATGCGGTAAGTCTCCACTCTCTAGATACACCTTGACCTTACCTTTAAGATGATCATTCCCAATGTAAGTGTCAAGTGATGAGGGCCGATACTTTTCTACCCATAAAGTATTACTTGTCATAAAATCCTTTTTCTTTTACTTTGTGTTTTGTAACCTCAGCTTTATTGAAAGCCCCTTTTGGATAAGGTAACTGAGGATGTTTCAAGTTATTAATAAATAGTCTATTGTCTTTCTTACTACCAAGAAAATATAAATATCTATGTTTTTCTGCTTCCTTCTTTAACCAAAATGTATGTCCAATCTGACGTTTCAAATGTTCAGCATTACTACTACCATACATAGAATAAACAGTTCTACTGTGTATCCACTCACCATTTTCTTCTATTTTCAAACTAAACGTAGGCGCCATTTGAATAGCACCACATCCTTGATACAACCAATTAGTAGCTTGATAAATACCACCTGCATGATTTTGTTCTGGATCTGCATAAGATACCAATACCTTTACATCAGAAGCATTTTCCTTTAACCATTTAAATGATTGTGAAATAACATAAGATTCTATATTTTTTCCATAACCATCATAAATAACAAGCCTTGTTAATTCTAAAATATTTTTAGTAGTGAGTTCTAAATCTTCTTTAAAAATAGAACCAAGAACTCTTCTACCAATAGGAAAACCATATGCTATTGCACCAATTAATTTTTCTTCTTTCTCATCAAAAAATTTATGTTCTTCATCACTTTGATAAAAAATCCCTATAGGATATCTGCATGAAGATAATCTACCACTATAATGATTTTTTTCAATGAAACTTCTAGCTAATGGTTTGGGAATAAGTCTTAAAGACACTTTTGAAGTATCAACATAAGATTCTTCCATTAATCAACTGATTGTAATGCTACTAAATAATAAGTTGCGTTATAATTGTCAATTTTAAAATTAATTCTAGCCAAACCATCTCCACTAACTTCGAGAACTGCACTTTCACATTCTTTATTAGCAGAAAGAACATCTCTAAAAAGATTAGCATTAAAAGAAACTTTATTAATTTCTTCATATGTATCAGTTTCTACAGGAATTGTAACACGATTAGTATTAATTGATGAATATCCTATAACAACTTTTACACCATCACTATTTGTAATGACTGTAAAACTATCTGTATCTGCAAGAGCTGATTTACCAGAAATAAACTTCTGAATAAACTTACTATCTACTTTTACCTTAACATGAAACTCAGGAATCTTTTTAAGTTTCGGTGGTTGATTTATAACAGATAAATCTGACAACATGTAGTTTACACTCGCCACCCCATCAGTTACTTCTAATGAAATAGCTTTATTACCTGCTTTAGTTAACTTCATTTCAACATCATCTGAAAGTACATCCAAAAGTTTAATCAACTGTTCTGTATTATAAACTCCAAGTTCAACATCTTCAAAATTCCAACTATTCATAGATAATTCACCAAGTAAAGATTTATCACCCGTGATAAACCTAGTACTCAATGTATCTCCCTTACTAGTAAGAACTACAGAAGCAACGTTTCCACTTAAATAGTACTTATCAATGAAACGACTTACTTTATTTTTATTCATAACTATTCTCCATTTATTATAACCATATATACATATATATAGTTTTGTTTATTCAAAATCAAAAAAATCTTTCAATACTTTCACCCTTATCAACATGCTGCCCCCACTCCATTGTATCATAAAACATTTTTATTTTCTTCTTTAAAATAGAATTATAAATTTTATCAAAATTCACATATTCCATTATAAAATTTAATATTTCTGGTGGGTCTTCATATCCTTTATAAGCAATAGTATCTAATCCAAAATTGTTATTTTTAAGATATACCCATTTAATTTTTTCACCATCTGATATAAGATTATACTTATTACCTAATTTAAAATATCTAACTAAATCATTATATGATATTGATGCTTTAACATGAACTGGAGCACCCCTTTTAAAAGTTGTAAAAATAGAACTAGAATCAAAAGTTGCATTTCTATCAGTATATTTTATTATACCTTTAACTCCAGTAGGTATTGCAATAGTATCTAATTTCATTTTTTTCATACCATTTTTAAAATCTGAAATTCTATCATCTATTTTATCCTTTGGTACATCAGTTAATATATCTTCTAACACATCAGCTAAAAATTTTCTAAGTGCAGTAGGAAAATTTGAACGAACTGTATCTATTCCCTTAACTAATATTTTATTAACCTTAACACCATTATCACTAATGATTTTCATTCCATATCTTT